ACCTGCATAGAAGATTTTAGTGTTTCCTCTAGATACAGTGATGGGGTTTTGAGAGTAGCTTGGTGGAGTGAAACTTCTTAATGCAACTGAGAAAACCTCAGCAACATTAGTCTTATTTTCAATCTCGCTATCGTCAGATAATGTAATATTAATTCTAAAGTTGTTTACACGTTGAACTTCGTATAAATCTTTGTTGTCAGCTAAGTGCCAAGCACCTGGTTTCTTATTTGAAATCATCTAAGCCAACCTCCTATTCCTCATTAGTAGCTACTGAAGAGTCTACTAGATTTAAATTAAGTTTTATAACATCAACTGCTCCAATCTCGGCAATCTCAACAATAGCAGAGAATGTAGTTCTACTTGTAGGTACCTTATAGATATTGCAAGATTCAATAGCACTTTCTAGATAAGGACTAGCAAATTGTATAACTTTTGTTCTAAACTCAGTGAATAGACTAGAAGAGTTTTGTCTGAACATTAAATCATTACCTAAAGCATTTAAGTATTTTAAGAAGTCATAACTAATATGTCTATTACTTAAAATAGATGATGATTTTCTTTCTTTACCTGCTTGTGAAATTTCAGCAGTAGCATTTCCCCAAATAACTACACCATAGTTACCTAACTCTACAATTGGGTTTATTGGAGTACCTACAGTAGGAACACCTTCAGCATCCTTACATTCAAGAGCAAGTCTCTCTGCTTTTGAATAAGCTATAGTAGGTTTGAATCCATCTAAAGCAATACCATATGTTAATCCGGCAGGGGCAATATAGTTAGGATTTCCTGAATCAACTATTGACTTACCGAAAGCACATAAATATGCAAGATATCCTGGTACTGGTGTATCTTTGAAATCATTTAAAGCAGTTAGAGTACCGTGAGGAGCAAAGTAACTATAATTCCTACCTGTAGCTAAACCTTGTGATAATGTACTAGGGTTCTTATCTTTATCAGCATCATAGTCTAATAGAAGTAATACATCTGGTCTATCTCCGAGAATAGCTTTAATCTTCTCGTTTAAATCAGTATAACCACCGTCAGTAACAAATCTTAGAGTTGGATAAGCATCTTGGTCTCCCAACTTCTCGATTAGTGTTTCCATCTTTGCATTGTTACTAGCTTCACCAAGAAGTACGTGTAGTCCATATGTTAGACATCTATGTGCAATAATGTAAGCTACATTTTTATTCTCTGCTTGTCGATGATTAAGTAAATCATTTACTGATTCCAATTTAGTTAAAGCATCGTCTGTTAAAGCTTCATCTACAATAGGTACAAATACTAATACCTCAGAAGATAACTTTAATGGTGATGATGTCTTGTCATCTTCTTTTATAATTAATTGAGCCATTTTTTCAATCTCCTTTACATTTTATATTATATTATATGCTTAATTATTATCTACAAGTTGAATAGTATCTAATACTGCTTGTTCATAAATATTAGCATTATATAAGTAAGTATCAACTGTAAACGCTAGTGTCCATCTAGTAAATTGGTCGTTTACAAAGTGATTAGGTAAATCACTATTATCAACTGCTGTTCCTGTAGGAACTAGATTACAGTTGTAGGTGTGATTTAAATTATTATCAGTTATAGTGAAAGTTATTTTTGGATGTTTCACTAAGTTAAATATGAAGTTAGCTAAGTAGTTACTACCTTCTACCGAGTATCTAGTGTAGATATCTAGTTGATAAGATAATGTGATAGGTATTGCATTTAGAGACATAGCAGATTCATTACTCTTGTCTAGTGTAAGACCCTCCCTAGCCAACTTCTTTCTACTAACATAAGTAAAGCTAGGGTCTCGGGTTATACTAATAAATGGTAATGGTACTGGATTGTCATTCTCATTGAAAGACCTTGTTTGAAACATTCTTTCATTATCCTCTGGGGAGAATACTTTAACACTATCATCGTGTATCCAAGATTTAAATTTAGTTACTATTGCTTTATCATATACTGCAATCATAGTCTAACCTCGCAATTTATAGTAATCCTCAATCATCTTAAAGATTTTTCCAATCTTCTTAGATTTAGAATTTTCATAATCAATATATCTAAAGATTGTATCTAGAGATACACCATCTATCATAATGTTTTTATCTAAAACTATTCTAAAGTTCTCATAGACTAACGCATCTTGTATAGCCTCTGATAATATATGCTTAGATAGTTTAATGTTAAAGTCTCTACTGATTCTTAATAAATCAGTATTTGAGACATTTAACAATATGGTACTTAACAAACGCCTCTTAGCTCTATAGACATTTGTAAATTTAATATGTGTTTCGTACATAGTTTACTTTTTCTTATTCTTTGACCAAACTTTTCTCTTACCTTTTCTACCTTTAGGTTTCTTAAGGAAGTTAACTGTAGGAGTTTTCTCAGGGGCTTTCTTTGAGTCTTCTTTCTTCTCGGTACCAACTAGGTCTTGGACTATCTGTCCTAACTCATCAGTGTGCTTGAAACAATCAGTAATACGTTTAGACATATCGTAAGCTGTACCATTAGCTGCCCCTTGCAATGTATTTCTACGTTGTTTTAGATTATCTGATAAATTTTTTAGTGCAACTATACTTGCCGACTTAAAGTTAGCATACACATAAGCTATTAATAGTATAGCTAGACGACTCTGTATAATAGGTGCTTCAGTAGAAGAATCAGTAGAAGACTTCTTAGTAGAAGAATCAGTATCGTCTTCAATACCTGTCTTCTTGTTAGCTTGTGAAAGATATTCAAGAACTTTATCACCCATCTTTTTTTGAATGTCTTTCTTCATCTCTTCAGCAGGTTTACGTTCTTGATTGTTTTTCTTTTCCTCATCTTGAATAATGTCTATCCAAGTTCCTATCGTAGAAACTACAGATTGCAAACTAGATTTAACATTATCAATAGAGATTTTACCGACATTTGACCAAGAAAGATTACTAGCAGCGACTAGGTCATCATAAAGTGACTTAGCACTATCCTTTAAGTATTTATCTTCATCCTCTTCACTATCATCTCTTTGAAGGTCATTAGCAACACCGCTACTATCATAGTCTTTAGCTTGATACTGTGTCATCTCGGCAGCAATAGCACTCTTGGTATTTAACTCCATACCTGCCCACGATTTCGCTAATTCATCATCAACACCTTCAGCAGGAACTTTAACTTTGTCCCACTCACGATACAATAAACTATTTCTAAGGTTATTGTATAGAACATTGTTGGTTGTAATCATAGAGGTTGACTCCTCACCTTTGTGGACATTGTATCCTGAGATATCCTCGGCATTCTTATGATATATTAAAGTTCCTTTGTCATCAGTTAATACATAGCAAGGGTATTTATCAATTTTCTCCCCTTCTTCATATGCATTTAAACCACTATTTTTAGCAACATCGTATAAATGCTCTGGGGAGAATGCAGCTAATACTGTTTTTCTCTCTCTATCTGTAAATAAGAAATTAGTCTTTGCTCGGAATATTGCATCTTCATAAGAAGAGTAGAAAGATTTATTAAATATTAAGTCATACCCAGACAATACACCAGACTTGATACCTTGGGTAATTGTAGCACCGTTTATAGTCTTCTTTTCAAATAACTTAAGAGCAAAAGCCTTAAATATTATTCTAATAAAGTCTTTTGGAAGAGTACCGTTATCTTTCCAATAGTCGTGAAAGGCTTGAATAGGGAATGAATCTATTGAGATATCAGGTAATACTTCTGTAATGTTGTAGTAAAATTGTCCAACATTTGATTTACCATATTTATTAATCAACTTCTCAAATGGCTCAGTACTACCTTCTTCATCTGTATCTATCCATAAGAATTCTTTAGGATACAATAACTCCCTATTGTCTTTTCCAGCTTTCTTATCTTTCTTAGCTTTTTCTGGGTTACGTACATCATCTGGGTCTGTCTTCTTAACCTTATCCCAACCTTGAACAGCATCTTGTATAGGTGTATAACCATACTTAGTGTAATCAACAGAGTTACCTGCTAGTTTATCTAATATCAAGGCTGCTAGTACTCCCTTATCGGCATCTGTAATACCATTGACGCTTAAGAATGTATTCACAATCTCAGTAATATTAATTTTAGTAGCTCTAAATAAAGACCAAACTTTACTCATAGTCTTTGCAGCGTTCTCTGCTAACTGGTCAGACTGTATATCACGAAGTCTCGCCTGCATATCAGCTTGTTTACGAGCATATTTTACATTAGCTATTCTAGTGTTTGAATCACCTATAACTGCTTTCAACTTAGAGTTCAACTTAGAGAAAACATCCATTAGGTTCTTTCCTAAATCCTCTAATAGAGATTCTTGAACCCCTTCTTTAGGTGTAGCTTCCTCACCCTCTTGAGGTTTATTCGCACTGTCTTCTTGAGGATTATTCACATCATCAGTTGTAGAACTTTTGTCGTTCCATAAATATTTAAAAGCAAATAGTTCCATTAGTCTTCCTCCGCATTTAAGAATCCTAGTACATTAGTTTGTGCTACTTTATTGTCTCGGCTACTTGCTACATTTTGCATCTCTGGTACTAGTTTACAAGTCACTGATGCAGGATAAATCATAGTAGTTGATAAAGCAACAACTCTAAATGTTCTATATTTAGATGGATTTAATGCATCAGGAATATCGAATAAGCATCCTATTTGCAAACCATCTAGGTCGTAAGGTACGTGAATGATTGGTGGAGTTTCAGAGGACTCTGCATTCCAACCTAACATCTTAGTAGTATGAATTGAAGGGTGTTCTTCAAATATGCAACCTACATTATACCCTTGAGTATATTGTGCTATAGTATCTGCATTAATATCAATAGTATTTAATATAGGTTTCTTATATTTTGCATACACACCTAGCAAAGAAACCATTTCTTCAAACCACCCTCTATGTAGTTCTGCATCTTGATTAATTAATAATCCATATACATCACTATCGTTCAAGTTATGCACCTTCTTCCACTTATTATACGATATAGCTATTTCTTAGCGTATAAGACATAACCAGTATCGTTAGAACATTTAGGACATACATCATCTACATTAATGAATTTAGAAGCTGACTCATCATCTAATTCATCGTTTAATCGTATATTTTGTTTTTTCATAAAGTATAATTGCCCACAGATAGGACATTGAATTACCACAGCGTCTTTATAATCTTCCTTATTTGCTAAGAAATATGTATCAACATTCATTGTTTCTACATCACAATCTTTTTGAATCTCGGCAAGTTTATCTAATACTTCATTAGAAGCATCTTGAAGATTAACTTCATAATAATCTAAGTAATCGTTGCTATTCATTAGCTACATCTCCTTTGTATAATCTCACTGTGAATCCTAAAATCGATTGGTCAGGTGTCATACAATACACGTCAGATTTTGTCGAATAATAAGATAAGTAATTATTTAAATGTCGAATTAATGTCGAAAGTTTTAAAGAATTTGTCGAACTTGATGTCAATATTAAGTCTCCACGTTTGCCTTTACCTAATACTTGAATCTTACTTATAGGTAAGAGCTCATTATTGTATCTCATTTGTACCTCTAAGTTATCTCCATATTGATTTAGGTAGTCAGAGAGAATTGTTACTAAGGACTTTAGTTGCATTGCATCTAATTTTTCATTAGCGTCACATACAAGTACATTCTCGGTAACTTCTTGAGGAACATCTTCGTCAACTTCATCGTTAACTTCATCTAATAAGTCATCAATCTCATCTTCAAGCTCATCATTTTCAAGAAGAACTTCAGTACCAAAGTCTATATTATCTAATAGACTTTGATATGAACAATCTCCTCTATAGGCTTCTCTAAGGCTTAACAATCTATCTTCGAAATCATTTAAATCAACATTAATTTTATATTGTTTTCCTCTGTACTTAATCATAATTAATCCCTTACAAAGAACATTAAATTATTGACTCTTAGTGTTTCTCTTAACTCAGTTAATTCACGAGTACCTTCTTCTAAGAGTTTCTCCCCATCTTGAACCCATAATGCATTTGATTGAGTATATCTAGTACGAATTCTACCTAGTGCAATTTTAACTCTTGCTATAGACATTCTTTGTAATATGTCAACCCAGTATTCATCTGTAATATCTTCAATCTTAGATGGTCGTCTATTCAACTCTATGGTAATCTTAGCTGGAGCAGAAGAGGAACAGTTTACATAAAGTAAGTTATCAGTGTTTGAGAAGTTATAACTTAAGTCAGTAGATATTGTATTTCTAATTTGACTCGCAATCATATAGGCACTATATTTATCAATAGTGTTTCTAAGTGAGTAGCTATTTGTTTGTCCAAAAGCAGTAATCCACATCGGGTCCATTAAAGGAGATTGATTACCTTTGACAGAACCTGGAGTAACTGCACGTAGTACTTTAAATACTGCAATAGGGTTATATTCAGTTAAGTTAATACAAGGAGCGTAATCTAAAGTGATGAATTGTGTGTAGTCACAATAACGTTGTACTTCTCGGAAGGATATCTCAATCAATTTTTGTATGTCAGATTCTTTTATCTCCATACGAAGGATACCTCCGGTAAGCTCCATTCTAATCTCTTCTAGATAATCATTAATTGTCATCTTTAGTCACCTACTTATGCTATATTATATGATTAAATTACAAAAAAGAAGAGTGATTTTCATCACCCTTCTTGAATGTACTACCTATTACTAGGCAGTTAATAAACCTGCAACTAATAGGTTCTTGTTTAGAAGTTCTACATCATATAGAGTAGCCCAACCTTGTTGAACCATCATATCAGCAGTTTGAAGCATTTGGCTAGGAACGATTGACATATAAGGAGCAAATACAGCAGCACTTGACTTTAAGTCTGAACCGTTAACACCGAATACTAACTTGAAACCACTCTTAGATACACCACCAACTAAGTAAGACTCTTCTTGGATTTGTGGTAATACATAAATCTTAATACCTTGGAAAGTACCTGCGAAGAATGGACCAGCGTTGTTACCTTGAGAAGCAGCCTTGAATCCATTAGTCATACCTAAGATAGGAAGAATGTCGCTAGAAGCTAACATATATGTAGCGTTGAAACGTTGAGTTCTCTTATAAAGGATTGAAGAAGCTCTAGATACGATTACACCAAAGCTATTGTAGTAGTCTGCTACAGAGTAGTAGTCAACTGGCTTAGTTTGAGAGAATAATAATGAAGCATCTACGTCAGCGTTGTCGATAAGTAAGTTAGTTACTTCAGTGTCGATTTCACGAGATAATTCACTTACTGCTTGCTCACGTAAATTCTTTGGTAAGTCCTCACCATAAGCTTGTTTTGCATCGAATGCAGCTAATGCGTCATAGTAGATAGCGATTCTACGAACCTTAGCTTCTAGAGTGATACCAGTATCAGTAGCAACTAAAGTTGGTAAGTTTTCTTGAGGAAGAACTTCGTTATCATAAACATAACCAATCTTAATAACTGCGTCAGCAGCAGGAGCAGTTGCAAATGTAATTACATTACCAGCAACAGTGAAGTTAGTCTCTTCTACACCGTTAACAGTAACCTTTTCTACAGATGTTGGAGCATAAAGAACATCGAATGCTACTTTAGTACCATCACCTACAGCGTTTTCTACAACGTGGTTACCTGTATAATCTGGATTAACTTTTCCTAATCCCCAAGGATTGCTAAATAAGTCTCCAGCTTTTGTTTGACCTTTGTTAGTACCTGCAACATAAGAAGTATATCTTAAGTAACCAGTACGAGAAGTCATAGGCTTAGTAATTACTAATTCAGATGCAATTAAGTTAGCGAATACTGCAGCACCTACTTGAGCAGAGAATACCTTGTAATCACCGAATGCATTACCTTGAGTAATTGCTGAACCATCAACTGATTCTTTTAAACCTTGTGCTTTAGCTCTATCATCATAGAAAGCTGAAGTTGTAGTTAATACAGTCTCTAATAGAGATTTCTTTGTTGCAGACATTGCAACACCTGTTTTCTTAGCGTGAGCAGATTCAGTTAACTCGATAATACGAGAAGTGTATCCGTCAGCTTTACGACCAAATAAATTTGTAAATTCCATAATTTAAATTAATTCCTTTCTATATAGCAATTATATGCTATTTCTAAATGCCCATAACGAAGTCTTGGAATTCCGCTTCATCGGCATTTCTAGGCTCTAGATTGTTCTTTCTCATTGAATGAACATCTACCTTTTCCAATACGATTGTATCTTTATTAAATTGTAAACTTTCATAAAGACCATCAATATCTTCGAATGTATATTCTTTAGGTAAGCGTCTTTCAACTTCTTTAGCATCTACGCCTGTCATTATACTTTTAACCTCTAAATATTTAGAGATTGCTTTGTCTAATTTCTTTGAGTTAATATTTGCTCTAGAGTTTGCTTCATTCAAAGCCTCGGTAAGTTGTTGATTCTTAGCAGTTAATTCTTTATTAGCTAAGTTACTTGCATTAATTGACTCAGTTAATGCACTATCTGAAGTTTCAATATGTTGAACTTCTTGTTTCTTATTTAGGCTTTCAACTAGTCTATCTACCTTATCACGATAGAATTGAATTCTAGATTTATATTTCTCTTCTAGGGTCTTGGATTGCTCCATCTTTTGCTCAAAGTCAGTCTTAAGATTATTTAAACTTTCTTCTAATTTGACTTTAGCATCTTCAGTCTCGTTAAACTTTTCAACTAGAGTTCCGTGATTAGTTCTTAAAGTTTTGAAATTCTCTTGTAACTTTTTGCAACGTTCATCTAAATTACATTTAACCTTGTCTAATCTAGAAAGCTGTTTAGCAACTTCTCTATAGTTATTAATGTTCTCTTCTAATGAATTTACCTTGCTATTAGCAACTGCTAACTCGTTTCTAAGACCAATAATAGTATTAGTAAGTTCAGCATTTTTGATTAGAGATTCTTGTAATTCTTTGACTGAGGTGTCAATGCTTGCCGCTGTACTCTCGCTATTAGCAACTAGTGTAGAGGAATCGCTTGTATCACTTGCAGTCAAACTAACATTCTCTGAGTTCACATTAAGGGTCTTTTCACCCTCATTAGTATTATATGCATTATTTTTTACATATTCGATAGAATCTAAAATAAGTTTCTTTCCTTTATCAGTTTCTTCCGAATCTGCTAATGCCTCAAGGGATTCTAAAAGTTTATGTTGATGTTGTACACTCTCGGTTAAAGATAATCTAGCATCCTTAACTGCAGGTAGTAGTACAATATCAAAACCTTTTAGATGGAAGTTCTCGGGACTAACTACTCTAGTTCCGTCTTCACGGGTATATTCAATTTGTCCATCTGCTCTGGAACTAACTCCTAAACGAAGACCAGCATCGATAAGTTCCTTAGTAACTCTTCCTAGAGGTGTATCTAATACATCGAATTTTCCGATTAAGTATTTACCATCTCTATAAGGAGGCTTACGCATAAGAATGGCAATTCTTTCA